GCTTTTTGTCCTGCGTCAGCGGAAGTTTTAGCAAAGCGACCCACTTCATCGCGGGCGCGTTGAGCGGCTGATTCGGACGGTTCAGGCGTGACTATTTCCGCAGGCTCATTTTCCTGCGTTACGGCGGCAATACTGGCTTGAATGGTGTCACGCAGGGTATCCTGTGCGCCTTCAACTTGTTCCATGTAAATCTCCACAAAGGGACGCCAGAGTTATCTGACGGTACGTTCACCATCCCGGTGATCGAGGTTAAATTTCTAGCCTACATAATAAATCGTTACGTTCTCACCCATTACAGGCCAAATCAGATTATTTTTCCCATCGTTCTTTGACACCCGCAAATGCGGCGGGATTGATTCCAATAGTTTTTCAAATTCGATCTTATGAATTGTCTTTATTGGCGCAGTATCCAAATAAGTCTGCATTTATCGCCTCCGCAACTCGTAAGCCCTATTCAAAGTATCTGAAATTGCCTTTTCAACGTGTCTTGTACCATATTGCTCTTTTGCCCTCTGCATTGATGCAACAAGCGATTCTTTTACGCCGGTTTTCCGCAAATCAGCAACAGACTTTTGCTTTTCGTTACCAATCTCAACAAGGTTATGCTGTTTCAGGAATTCGCGGTGTTTTGAGCGTGAGGTAATAATCCCGCCGTTGACCATGTTTTGATACGGTTGAATGTCCGGCATAACCATGTAGCCAGGATCAACTTCGCAATCACGTTTGTCGCAAGTCACTACGCCACGTTCAATGGCGTAGATCAACTCGCCTTGCGGGTTATACACATAACGGCTTCTCATTATGCAGTCCTATTCCCCATCATTTGAGAACCTTGCCCAATTATTAAAGCAGTTGCGCTTGATGTTGATTGGCACCATTGCAAAGAAATGTTTCCCGCATTTGCCCCATTTACAACTTGCCAAAGAATTTCCATAAATCCAGTAGTAACACTACCTGGAAAACTTGCTGCCGTAAAATCAAGCGCAGCGCCTAATGTATTAGTATCTAAAACGGAATTAACGTTTCCAGATGTTGCATCTGTAAAAATAGCGCAATGAATTGTTCCAGATGCACCAGTAGGAGCGGCAATAGTTACTTTTATTCCAGTTGTTTTAATCCCGCTATGCACATCAATAAATACTCTTCCAAACCAAGTTTGATTAGCATCTATAGAAAAAAGTAAATCAGGATCATTGGCTAATACGGTTGTATTATTTCGACTTGTATCTGATGCTTTAGCATTAAATGATGTTAATTTTTTAAATGTAGGTGTTGCATTAGCGCCGCTAATTGGCCCTGAAAATATATATCCAGCAGATTGTGCGGCCCATGTTAATGCAATAATCCCAGAAGATGTTATTGGAGAGCTTCCGACATTTATTTCTGTTGGTGCGCTTATTCCAACGCTTGTTACTGTTCCACCAGCACCAGCTTTTACAACCACATCCCCTGTTTTTAACGTGTAAATGTCACCTGTTACGCTATCCACTACAACCGGAGCGCATACCGTAGGGGCACCAAGACCGGCAAAAGCGCCGATTACTGGAACCCCTGACGATGCGCGTACTTCAGCCATTACGCAGACTTATTGACTGACCAAAGGCTGGCCGCGCCGCCAATAACACAGGTATAAACCGCATTGCTGTATGTGGTTAGGTTTCCAGCGGTATTGACAACAGCACTACCAAAACTTGTGCCTGGAATTTGAATAGCGCCGCCAGTTGGAGGCCATACTTTGATGGTTGATCCAGTATCGTTAATCAGAGAAAACTGATCGCCTGGATTTGCCGCTGGCAGTTTTACGCCATCCGATCCGGTAATGCGATTAACGCCGGCGGCAAGTTCAACTGCGGTTGCTTGCGTTGAGGAAGTTGTAGCAGTTACAGCCGCTATTGTTCCGCTTGGCATAACAGTCGCGGCAACCGGAGGAATACCAACTCGTACCAATTCATTTGCTGTAGTCATGATCTGCCTTTCATTTATAAGAGGAGTAAAACCACTTCTTCATCATCAAATTCTTTTGCTGCTTTTTGCATTGCAACATTTGTGTAAATGTCTGCAATGATTTGTCTAACCTGTTCCCTGCTCAAATCAGCGGTTTTTTGAGCCTCAACCGGCTGCGCAACAACTTCAGTATTTTCCGTTGCTTTTACAACGCTTATAGCCTTTTCCAGCAAAACCCGCAATTCTTTTCTGCTCTTGTCCTCAAACGGGTTTTCATGCCTGCGTTTCTTGCCGCCGTCATGCGTATCAATGACCGCATAGACAGGCTGATAATTAAGCGTGGCGTCTTGCCCGGTGTAGACGTATGCTCCGGCCTCGCAAACTAGCGTGTAGTCAACGCCGCCTGGAACATAGTCTAGCGTGGCGTCGTTTCCTGCGTAGTTGTACGCCCCCGAGTCAAGCGTAAGGTTACGCCCAAGCCGTAAAGTGGCATCGTTTCCTACATAAACGTATGCCCCTGCGTCTAGCGCCAACCGTCTTGCTACCGTCAGTGTCGCCGCTTGGCCTGTGTAGACGTAAGCACCAACGGCTAGACTTAACTTCCTTGCCAGTCCAAGCGTCGCCGCCTGCCCTGTGTAAACATACGAACCACTAGCACAGACCAGCGTGTAGTTGACCGCCCCGCCGCCGGTCGTGGTCAGTTCATCAAAGAACCAACCCTGATCGGTGAGGGTTACACTGAACCAGCCCTTATCTACATATACCGGAACATATAGATACTTTACAGCCATTGCAGTACCCCATGTTTAAGTATTACCCGGCTATGCCGATCTCGCCTTCAGCTTGGATAACCAAGGTCGTGACCACACTCGCAGACCCAGTAAAGAAGTCGGCGGTATCTAGGCGCAAAGCCCCGTACCAATCATAGGTTGAGTTAGCCGCGATAGAAATAGCAGAGCCAAGAAATTCAGTTCCTGCCGCGCTGCCGCCCGTCAAGCCGATAAACCCGCTAAATGTTACCGCTACTGTAGTGGATTTATTGAGGATACGGATATGCTTAACGATGTAGTAAGTGGCGGTAGAAAGCGCTGGGGGGTTCGTGCCACCTGTCACCGTAGGCGGGTTGAACAAGTTGGTGACCGTAGCAGGTACGGCAATCGGGCCAAGTCGTATGGTTTTATTTTGCATGATGTTCCTTAGTCATTGTTGCGACCCCAGACGTTGAAGTATGTGCCTGTGGTAAAAGCCGCGCCTATTACGTTTGTGGTGACGGTGGCAAAAGACACGAACGACATCTGCTGTATGGATGTGGCAGAGTTGTTGTACATCCCCGCGTGTTGAATCATTGTCGGAACTGTAGTTGGAGCAGTTCCGGCGTATTGACCGTTACCAATCATCCGCTTAACGAACGTGGCCTGGTTGTCGATGAACATCACCCCATACCGTGCTGCCGCAGCCGTGTTAACCGCAGTGGGCCATCCAGTAACGGACACCGATGTGGAGGTAAGCGTTACGCCTTCGATCAGTGCTGTGCAGCAGTCCGTTGCAGCTTCGTTTGGAGCAGTGTTACCACACAGAATCCTACCGACACCGGCACCTGCGTATCCAGCAATAAAATATTCGACCATTAGTTGTGTGTACGTTCCAGCCCAAACAACAACCCCCGTCCGTACTGCGGCACCGGAAGTTCCTCGACCAAGAAAGGCCCAATTCTTTGCGTTGGGGGCCAATTTAGACCGATCTGTTACCCCAGTTGTCAGCCCATAATATTCAGACGCATCCTCGCCCGGGTCGCCCTGCATCACCGAAACCAACTGCGGGCCTTGTGGCCCCGTTGGGCCTGTTGCACCCGTAGCACCCGCACTCAAAATCACACCAGCAGAAGTGAATACCGTGAACCCGCTACCCGCTGCAAACTGAACCGTGTATCCAGCCAGCAATGACAAGCTGAATAAAGTTACTGTTGCAGTGCCGTCAAAGTAGTTGATTGTTACCTGTCCCGCCGAAGCACTTAGATTCGTTACCAGCATCGTCTGAACGTTGCGCTGGGTGGCCGCAGCAGGACTAGTTACTACAGTCGTGGTGGCGGCAGTCGCTATCTCTGTGTTCGTCCTACCCGGCGTGATTGTCCCGGAGGCGTTGTCTACCCAAGATGCGTGAACATCCAGCGTGATAGCCGACCCCGTGACAATCTGTATTACATCAGTCGCTGAAGTAAGAAGGAGCATTACGACACCGTGAACGTTCCACCCGAAGCATCAAGGGTCGGGGTGAAGGTGTCGCCGTTGGTTCCGTTGAGAGCTAAAGCAGAACCGTAATCCCAATACCCGATACATTGTGTGCGCGTCAGGTTGTACAGAATCACGTAGCGGAAAGTGAAACCACCAGCCGAAGCTGTCCAAGTCGGGGATGCCGGAGCCGCGAGAATCAACTTGTACACACCAGCAGTTTGCGTGCTTGAGGTGATGGTGCAGTTCACCCCGCCAGCCGTATAACCGCCAGCCGTACCCAATTCGGTAGCACTCGCAGCCGTGGTATCGGTAGCGACCACAGGCGCGGTGTTCGATAGGATCAACTGCCAAGTATCCGTTGCGGCATTGCCTGCCTCTAGTAGTACCTCTGTGCCAATCTGATATTTGACGTAGGAAGCCATTACTTGACTACCTGCATGCCAATGATGCGGCCTTCGCCATCGCGCATGACTTGCTTGGGCAGTGACATCGTTTTTAGCAACTCGGCTTGCGTTTCAAGCAAGCGATTCATAACTTCTTGCGTTTGTGCGCCTGCCTGTTCTTTGGCTTCCGATTCAGCAGATTCTTTTGCCTCATTCTCGCTTTCCACTTCAGCATTACGAGCAGCAGCCCGCTCTTGCGCGGCAGAAGTAATGCGAGCAACTTCGATCTGCCCCGCAATCTGCAACGCAGCCTTTTTCAGTTCAGTGTCTTGCTGCATAGCCGCAGTTCGCTGACTCTCAGCAGCGTTAGCCTGTAGCTCGCGCATGTTCCGCTCAGATTCAGCTTGCATACGCATCTGCTCCATCTGCGCGTCAGCCTGCATTTTCACTTGCGTTTCCTGCTGCGCAGCCTGCATCTTCATTTGATTGGTTTGCTGATCAGCCTGGACTCGCGCTTGTTGTATCTGCGTATCAGCCTTAACGCGCTCCATCTCAGGATCAGGTTTGGGTTGTTGTGGCTGCGCGGCCTGCTGTTTCAACTGATCCAGCGCAAGATCAAAATCCCCCTCAATCGTGCGCCCAACCTTGAATGCGGTCACGCCAAATTTCAACATTGCAACAAGCAATGGTGCAGCGGCAGGAGATGCTTGAATGACGGGAAACGCTTCTTTGATAAATGCGCCAGTTGCTTTAAGAAATTCAAGACGATCCTGCTTGTTGGTCGCCTCGTCCATTTCCACAAGCGAATCACTTTCAATATCAATCCTAAATTCTCGCGTAGGATTTGGGCCTTGGCTTGCTTCTGGATTGGCCATACGTTCAGGCCCAATCAACAGTGCCATTGCTTGCGGAATAAGCGGTTTGTCTGATTCAGATAGTTGCTCTGCAGCCGAAATTCTCAAAATTGTTTCTGGGGAATACTTAGCGCAGATAATCTGACCTTTTATGCAGATTGCCTCAGCGCAGAATTTTGCTACGCCATGCTGCATGTCCTTTAATCGCAGGCCGACGAAGTTTTGCTTGATCTGCTGTGCGCCCAAAGTCTCGTTTGGATTGGTCTGCCCGCGCACAATGTCGCTGATGCCGGTAATCTCGTAGATGTATTCCTTGACCTGCGAAAATGCCAAATAGCATTGCTTGAGAGCGTCAGCAAACGGAGATAGATCAACAATGTCGATTGCTCCGCGCAGCCCGTTCTTTTCCGAGAATGCCTGATAGTTTTTGACCGGAATCAAATCAGTATTACCGCCCTCAGTGAAAAGCCTTGCCAGTTCAGGAACAGACGCATCATAGACGCCCTTGACCTGCATTGCCTTAATCAGTCCATCAATACGGTCAGACAGCACATCCAAGTCACGCGCCTGATCCTGATAAAGCGTGTAGTCAGGAACCGGAACCAATGTCTCGTTGGTAATAGTTGCAAATAATGGCTTTGGACAAGGCCAAAACTCAGATAACCCAAGCGGGTCATCTCGCTGGTCAATGATCTTGGTCAGCGACTTAGAATACCAATAAGCCCGCTTTTTGTCTTTATCCCAAATCTCGTAAATCTTTGCCTGTTTGGGATTTTTTTCTCCCGATACAGCCCGTTCTTTTTTCTCAGGTGATGAGTCGTAAGGAATCTCTTTAGCCATTTCCTCGCCAAAGCGTTCCTTAACAGCGTCCTCATTAAGATAAACAACCCGCCATACGTGCGTGACTTCTTCCCACGTCCGCGCTACCGAATGCCCAAAATCTTCCCAATGAACATAATCAACAGGAGAACACTCGTAATCCAGTTCCTCTCCTGGCTCATCAATGTCCTCGCTGATCTCAACGCCATCAGTTGGCAAACCCGACTGAGCCGCCTTGAAATGTGGCTCATAACGTACCCACGAAGTTCCACGCCCACCGAGAAACCGATCAAACACGCATTGCCGCATACTCGCTGCGTAGTCTGGATAATGACCAATCTCATATTTCAATGCGCGCTCAAGTATCAGCGCAGCAACACGACCAACAGGGTCATTATCTAGAAAAAGCCTAGATACATCAGGCTCAGGCAATCGAGCAAACGTCGCCGGCACAAGCGTCTGAACATTTGACCAGAGGATATTAAATCTTACTGATGCCCCTCCATTGTTCGCGCTTCGGTTGTCATCACGATAGCGTTCAATGATTTTTTTGCTTCGTTTTTTCCATTTGTCGAACTCACGGTCATATTGCGCAATGATGCCGGTCAAACACGCAATCAGCGGATCAGGTTCTTGCTCGTTACTCTGGTCTGTTTTCAGGATCATTAACCGTTTCCAGTTCTTTAATCTTCGCTTCCAGCGTGGCGATGTTGCCCATCAACAACACGACCTGATTCATGGCGTTGTCGCGCTGCATCGTCAGGGCTTTGAATCGACCATCAATTTCTGCATCTGAGACACGTTCGTTCATACTGGCTCCAATCCCATGTTAAGAATAAAACAAGCTACGGCGTATTCATCATCAGCGCCCCACTTG